TGCTTCTTGTTTTAAGTATTGGGTGCATGTCTAGAAGCGCATGGGCGGCCATTATACTTACCACCCCACCAAGTCTTTGGAAGAAGTTTAAGATACCAATTCTAGCTGGGGTAATTTTTTTCTTTCCGTTTATCTGCGATAAAATAATGGCAGGAATATCTGGTTCGGGTAGGTTTTATATTTGGAAAAACTCAATTGATTTAATTCCCTTTTTTATAGGTAAGGGTGTCGCAACGTTTATTTCTTATTTTCCACAACACTTAAATTCTCAGGGATGGTCTAGTCCCATAACAGTAGATAGGCCGCACAATATGTACATTCAAATAGCCCACGCTACTGGGTTTTTATCCCTTATCCCGTTATCAATTATAGTTTACAAGATAGTCTCTAAAGAGACTTACCTTAAGTGGGGGGTAATATCTTTTTTAATTTGTGGGTTTTTTACAGATAGCATGGTTGGGGTTACCCCAATATTTGCTATTCTTTGCGGGTTAATCTATTTCGGAGACGCTAAGAGCGCCTGGGAATTTAACTGTGAACTTACTAGAAGAGCTAGTAAAGCTTACCGAAAAATCTTGGGCCTGCCCTACGTTAAGAAGTGCAGAGTCCTCTTCGGAAATATCAGCCGAGAACTGCCCTAATACCGCTGGGGCAATAGCACTTCCAGCTAATTCTAGTTGAGTGCCGTCTGACTTAGGGAGATAAATTGCGATGTCTTCTACGTAAGTTAAATCGATTGGGCCACCGCCACAACACGAACTATCAATCACTTTAAGGTACATGGTTTTGGCGTCACCCTTAAAAATCTGAAAAGTTGTCATTGATGCACCTCACAGGAAACAACACCAACCACGCTATTAACGGGCTGGTTTAAATACATGGCGCTTACCGCCTGGCATTGTTGTGCGTAGTCTGTATTAAAAGCAGAGAAGGCGGCACTGGTATAAACCGCCATTAATACCGTATAGAGTTTCCCTGCCTCTGGGGTAAACGAACAGGTATAGACATTTCCTACTACCTTAGTCATTTGAACGGGACTAAGTAAAAGAACATCTTCTTCGTAGACGGAAAAAGCCACGTTAGCGGGGGTTGCCCCGGTAAACACAACAGAAAAATTTGCAGGAACTCCAGCAGGTACTAGCATAAGTTTAAAATCCTTTCCGCTCTAGAAGTCCACCCCTTTCGAAAGCATTCGTTTTTCGGGTGCTTTCTTATTATCTCTTGGATTCTTCTTAAAATGAATTGATAAAAATAATAGATAAAATCCTTCTCGTTCACCGCGTTAAGTGCCCTTACTGTTTTTGGCCCCATTATCCCATCACACTTTAAAACAAAACCACAACACCCTATTGCCTTTTGCGCGAACTCCACCGCCATATGAAGGCCGTATAATACCGAGGTATCAAACAGGGCCGTTTTTATTTTTACGTTTTTAATTTCATCACACGAAAGAGGCGTCCAATAAGAGTCTAGATAAAACTTTTTAGCTTGTTCTAGAGTGAGGTTTTTCATCTCCTCTTTGCTAACCGTTCTATTTAAGTAAATTGAATAATACTTGAGGGTAATACCAAACTTAGTACTACCCCCAGAATCTAATGGATTGTCTGTATATCGAATGCCCTCGTTTTGTATTAGGTGATTAAACGCTAATTCAAACGGGTCTGGCATTTATTGGTAGTTTTCCACAACTAAAAGAGAACCGGCCGCCCCAGCTCCGCCCGAAGATAGCCCGCTACCAATTGCTCCGGCTGTTCCTGCTGAACCCACAGCGTAGGAGTAGCTAGCCGCTATAGTTGTGTATATAGCACTAAAATAACCACCAGCACCACCGCCAGCACCAGAAACGGTTATCGATGCGCCACCTGCTGCACCACCTCCGCCACCACCGCCTCCAGTGTTTGTTGCTGCGGCCAAACCGTTTCCATTAGTAGTAGTTCCGCCACCCCCGCCAAAATGTGAATTTCCTCCCATCCCGCCCTGAGTATTTCCAGCAAACGCCGCTTGTAAATATCCGGCACCACCACCAGCGCCACCGGAGCAGGTTGTTCCAGTTGCACCGGTAATAGAAGCGGTACCACCGGCCCCAGATACCGCGGAAGAGCCCCCGCTACCACCATTAGCACTACATGAACCAAATGTTGTGTTTCCCCCGGTGCCTCCTGTAGACCCGCCTGAACCATTACTTTGTCCTCCCGCACCTCCGCCACCTCCGCCAACCCCCTCAGCCAATAAAGAAACCGGCGCCCTCATTGAGTAAAATGTAATAGACGTATCCCCAGTTCCGCCAGACTTAGTAAGTGTGCCAGATGTAGATGGTGCACCAGTCCCGGTTGCGCGAAGTACAGTTCCGGAAGCTATCGTTTCTTTTACTGTAAAAGTAAAACCGTTATTAGTGTAAGTAGCCGAAGCTGTAGCGCTACCGGAAGCAATAAAGAATAAATACGTGATGTAGTGAGTTCCGCTTCCTGACGTATAGCTTGTTACTGTGGGAGGGTAAGCCAGAACAGATGCTTTTAGCTGAGATAAAAACCTTGCTTCTACACCATTATCTAAAGCATCTACCCCTGTCCTTTCAGCGACAAGAGCCGCAACCTGAGATGCTACGAAAGTTCCCTGTCTTATAGCCTTATTATTTAGCGCACTAGAGGCAATACCGGGCTGATTCCCGTCTTCTCTATCTGCATTAGCGTCATACGCTGCTTGCGATTGAACGTTAGCACCGCTTCCAGTTGCAAAAGGTAAAAACTCATTAGCCATTTTATTCTCCCTATTAAGTAGGGGCTACAATAGTAGCCCATTTTCCTGTGTCCCATCCCTGCAAATTAGGAGCATTCAAGTCCCACGCAAAAAATGGAGACGGTCCGACAAAATAATTATTAATCTCTACACCCTCGGGCCTAAGTTGAATATAGCCACCGGTGATTAAGGCCAGGGTTAATGGAGGAATTACATCTCCAATTATTCCCATAGCGTAAGACATGTCTTGATGGTCTTGAATTAAAATAGTAATTCCGGTTCCTGCAAGCAGTCCATTCCAAACCGTATAGGCATCTTCCGTAGTGCCGTTCCAAGTATTGGCCGCTATCTTAGTTAGAATTAAAACTAAATACGCGTCATCTGGAAGTGATGTGATTTGGTCTGGCTGGTTTGATGGTTGCCATGTTCCGTAGTCCCAACCTAAGTCAGCGGAACCATCCCATTCAAAGTATACATCTGAAATAGGGGTAGTAATATTTCTCGATACACCAACCCACTTACCAATAATGTCTAACTGATTTCCCCTGGGGGGAGTGCTTAAATCAAAAAGAGAAATCATTGCAGTAAGCAACTCTTGAACCCTAATAGGCGCAGACAAATCTAAAGTTATCGTCGCTACAAAGCGCGGCTGTTTTGCATTTGCAGCTGGTATTAATGATAAGTAGTCTTCTATTGCCATATTAGGTGATAGTTACTGTTACGTCGGTATCCGGGTCACATACTGGGTTTTGTGCGCCCGTTCCCTGCATGCCTTGGTCTAATACTATAAGAGTAGATGCAGGGGGGTCTCCGCTTATACTTGCCTGCACATCAGTAACAGAAAAAGTTCCATATGCGGCAGTACCAATTAAAGAAGCCGGAATTAAGAGGGATATTGGTTGAATAGAAGAACCGATAGGAAGCGCGTTGATATAGTCTGCCACTGCTTGTTTTATATCTGCTTCAAAGTCGGTAGACCAACCAACACCCTGAGTTCCTGTTACCACTACCTCAATTGTCGCAGTTACGGCCTCAGAGTAATAAATTTCTAACGGCATTCCCTGACTATCATAAACAGTAATTGGCCCGGTATTTCCCACTGGGTTTGTGCCAGGAGTTTTTCCAGAAACGATAGCGTTTGCAATAGCATCGCTGTCCCCACCCACCACCGTAAAGTTTACGCTGTGTGGGGGCATATCAATTGAGTCAGTGGTATTAGTAAAGTTTTCCCAGCCAAAAACCTTAGTAACACCCTCAACGCTTCCTACTCTTCCAAGTGCCGACTCAAAAACTGTTTGTGCAGGAATGGAAGTAGATAAAGCCTGCCTTCTTCTTAACGCTGCGTCTGTTTCGATTGCTGCACCTGGGGTTGCCGCTGCGGCGTTATTTACTGTTTGCCAACCAAGTGTGGGGGTAAAAATTGTAGTAATGGTATTTGCTTCGGCAGTAACAAAGCCAATATTTTGCGCAACTGCTATTACGTCAATTGTACCGCTACCGGGAATAGTTACCGTCTCAGGAAGTAGCCAGTTTTGCTCTAAGGTGTCAGCGGCCACACCGTTTGTGATAACTGTATCTGCGGTTCCTACAATTGTTAGCGTTACAGTAGAGTAAGACGCGGAACTTCTTTCAATGCCGTTAATTTTTACGTTTCGAGACAGTCCAACTCCTTGTGCTGTAGCAGGAGAAAACGAGTTATATACAGAAGCACCTAAAGAGGCGGTATCGTAAAACCCTTGCGCTAAAATAGCTAAAAATTGTCCGTCTTGAGAGTCTGGTTCTAAATAAACATCCGCGCCGTAGATAGCTTTATACGAGTCCGTAAGCCACGCTAAAAACTCAGGGTAACTTGCGAAGTGATACCCGGTAGAATCTATGTAAACTAAATCTGAAATAGTAGCCATAATTTTCCTATCACCAATAAGGAATGTATCTGGTAGTCCCGTGGGATTTTATTAGTAGACACCCTTGAGCTCCAGATAAAGAGCCGCACATTGTGTAAGGGGCCGTAACCGTATTTAAAGCTATGTTTGTAAATGAACCACTAACCGAGTTAACAAAGTCAAAAACGCTAGTTGGTGTAGTAAGCGTTCCTGTAAACGTTGGGCTTTGCAAGGATGGGATATCAAAAATCTGAGACAGTTTAAGCTTTCCCGTTGTATTAGTTGTTGTATAGACAAAAGGAATTACATCGCTGCTTCCCACTTGAGAGCCGTTATAGGCCGGAAGTCCTGTGATAGGAACGTTTGCAAAAGACAAAGAAGAGATAAAAAATAAAATTAATTTTTTCATTTGATTAATGGGTCTCCACTTTCGGTTGTAAGAACATAACCGCTTTGAGTAATTAACTCATCTCCTAAAGTTGGGAATACCGGCACGTTAGAACCACCAGTAGTATTTATAACTGCCTGCCCGTAAATTGTATCTACCTTCTCAACTACGTCATACGCCCTAGTATCTGGGTTAAACGTGCTTTCGTACGAGAGTATTGAGACAATGCCTTGCGTCTTAAGTGTCCTGTTTTTTATAATATTATCAGCTTGTGTCTTATTTTTCTGCGCTAAAATACCGTCGATGTATGGCGTTCCTTGAGATAGGTCTAGGAACCATTCACCGGTAGCTAATTGAAGCCGTGTCTGGACTGCCTGGCCTGGGGCGCCCGGCACATTTATATAAAAATCTTTTAGGCTATTCCCAAAAGAATAGTCCCCGCTATTAGTTTTTTTACGGTATCTCAAGATGCCTCCAGTAAAGCATTAATTTTTACTAAAAGAGCCGACAGACTAGAAACCGCCGTAGAGGCAGGAACCTGTAACGTGCTATTTACCACTGGGGTAGATGGAGGGGTTAGTGCGGCTAAAGTTCCCATAAAAGCATTTAACAGGGTATATAAGTCGGTTAAAACCGTTTTTAAGTCTGTGGTGGGGTTAGCCATAGAAAACTTAGAGCCCACTCCAAAAAAAACAGTACCGGCATCATTTCTAATTTGAAGCTTTGAAGAGCTAATCGAACCTATTACATTAGGAACCGACTTAGGGCCCGGAATAGCAAATCCGTCAGATAAGTCATGCATTCTAGCTTCCATAGCCGGCTGAATATCACCCTGTTGCCACCAAGCATCTATGCATCTAGAGGAGAATACGACTAACACCTCATCATCCGCAGCTAATGGAAATGTAACCGTAAAACCACCACCACTTGGAAATACAATAGGCACATCTAAAAGCAGTGGGATTTTAATAGGGGTTTGCACCCCTTGTTGACTAATAGAAATTTCAGTTATGGCTGGTTGAACGGTACAAGTCATTTTAGATAGGTTTACTGACTGGATAATACCCGGGATAGCAGTCCACATTCCGACCTGCCAACCCTCCATGGCAATACGTAACGACTCTTCATCTGAGTTTATAAGTTTTGCGTTATTATTAATCATATCCAATTTGCACCGACTCAGCCGGTGGCAGAGACGGGTCTATGTAATATAGCGTTAGTGTTGAATACCATTCTATTCCTCTGGTATCGCCAGTAAAATCAATTACCCCGACAAAGTAAACTCCGTCAGTAGGTATAGGAGCTGGTATTCCTGCTGCAGTGCCTGGGTTTTGTAAATCGATAGCTAATTGCTGAATATCCTTATTATTTAATTTTACTCGAGTTCCTACCTGTATTTTAGGATTTAAAAGACATTTTACGTTTACCCCTTGAAGCGTTTGCTGAGGCGAACCAATCATACCGTTAGTAGCGTTTATCTCTACCGCCTCTCCTGGGAGATAGCCGGTAATAGGAATAAAGGTTACCTGTTCGTTTTGTATAGACCAATTATAGTTATTTGTTTGTGCGGCTGTTCTTAAATAATTCTTAGAACTTCCGTGTAAAACCTTTCCTCTTGGCCTTTTTTGAGTGGCCCCTATGTTTACGTTTTGACTCTCTTTAACTCCGAGAGGTTTCATTTTATCTATCGCCGCTGTTATATCGTCTTGTACCGTGGTGCCGGCTATTAGAGACGTACTTACTAAAGCGTAGTTATAAGCAAGGTTTCCGTCTGATGCTAAAATTTCTACAAAGGTGTCTGTTCCAGACTCGCGGCCTATCATTATCTGTTTTATGTTACCCGAAAAAATTACACCCTTTTGGTCGTCTCCGTATCCTGCTTCTAGAATAATCCTGCTGTTATTTTTTTGTATTTGAAGAATCGTTTCCGGTGAAACGTTATAAATTTTAATATCTGCTACGTTTGGTGTTTGGTAGTTTGTTCTTTTAACGGCAAACTTTATTCTAAAATTAGAAAAATCTAGCGTTTGGTTAGGAACGACAAAAAGATTGTTAACTACTAAAACGCTCCACGTTCTTATGTACTGGTAGTTACTCATCTGGTGTAGCAAAATATAAATTAGAGTCTATGCCCAGGTTAGTATAGGTTGGCACCTCATCTGGGTTACCGTCGGTATAAACGTAAAGGTTTCCACCTATTCCTAAGTATCCAAGACCGTCTAAAATATCAGCCCCAGCAATAAATGGTGCGCTTCCAATAATTTGTTCATTGGTATCTGAGTAAGATAAGTCAAATTCCCACCCACCATCAAAAGAGTCATTCCATTTAAGGGTTAAAATATAATTAACCCCATTAAGACCTATTTGAAATTCTTGTGGGGCGGCAGTAAGAGGTACTAAGAAAATCATCTAAATAACCCCTTTCCAAAATCAATACCCTTTTCTATTAGGGATTTTTTACCAACCTTTTTTGTGCCTTGAGTTTTTTCTGGCACTTTTTGTAAGGTAGAGTCTATTAGGGTGGTTGCCCCAACGGATGCAAAAAAGACTTGTTGAAAAGATAAATTAAGAGAAAGAATATTTTCAGTCTGCTTATCGGTGTGAAGCCTTATAGTCGATATAAGCATATTCTCGTAAATTCTTTTTGGTGTAGTTACGGTAAACGGCGTTCTACTTGCTTGTAAGTCTAAAAAATCATCGTAGAGTTGTTGAAGACCTAAACCAGAAAACGTGCTTAAAAATTGTGTGATTGGGTTACTTACTTGCTGCAAAATTTGCATGTTTAGAGTAACGGGCTCTAAGTAGGAATGGTCGGTTATGGATGCCCCGGTTTGTACTGGTTGCTTTGTAATTGTTAGTACGTCGGTGGTGTCTTCAGAGATAATACAATCAACGGTAATGTTTTCTATTTTTCTTTTAACACCAAAGAAAAAACTTAGATTAATCTGTGATTGTAAAAAACTCATTTAAGCGCACCACCTGGAGATAGGGTTCCGCCCATATTAACTACTCTGTCAAAATAAGTTCTATAAGATTCTCCCGCTGCCTTTCCTATTGCATCAGCATCTGCGCCGGGTTGTGTGTAAATAGTGGTTTGGCTTGTAGCGTTTATGTTTTGTTGGCTTGTATTATTAGAAGCATGGGCTACTGGGTTAGCGTATGGTATTCCGTATGGAGTTTGTTGCGGGCCCGCAAATGCGTTAGACAAGAATCCGCCAATAGCACTTCCTACGGTTCCCAGTGTGCCAAAGTATGTTTTAATTAACGAGATAAAGTTTTTTAAATGTTCTATAGAATCGTCGATTAACTCTTTAACGCCAATAAACGCTCTTTTAAATTTACCTTCAAATAAGTTAACAAAAATATTTCCAACATCAGCAAGCAAAGTCCAAAAACTTTTTACTACCGTAATTAAAGATTTTAGTGCTTCTGTAATTGCATTTATTACCGGAATTGCCTTGTCCCAATTAAAGAAGGATTTTCCACCCTCCATAAATGTTTTGTAGTCGTCGTATAGAGTAACTATGGCTGCAACGGCTGCTAAAATCATTCCTAGTGGGGTAGCCAAGAAAGATAGGTTTAATACTTTCCAAGCGGCGGCTATTGCAAGAATAGCGGTAGACCAACCATTGGTTTCTTTGTGTAGCATCACAAAGAAGTCGTAAATTTTTACGAGTATCTCGAACGCTCTTTCGCCAAACTGATAAACTATATCCAGCGCCTTAAATACACTATCGACGAATATTCCTATCGCCTGTTGTATTTTTGGCATATTCCTATAAAGCTTTTCTCTGAACGTGTCGGATTGCTTTGTAAGAAAAACGAAAAACTTAGATGCTACCGATTTATATAAAGCTTCTAGGGCGTACTTAGTCTTGGTAATACTCATATTGAGTTTTACCGACTCAACAACCGCCCTTTGAATATTTATTCCGGCCCTACCGTAAGCGTTAAATAATTCTCTTCTTAAAATAATTGCTTTATTAATTGCGGGGGTGATTAATCTGTATTGATATCCAAGTTGCTCAAAGCTTTCGGATACTCCAGAGATTGCGTATCCTATTGCGGCGGCAGAGGCCTGTACTGTGGTGGCAAGGGCTGCTACTCGAACCGATGCGGTAGCAATGCTTTTATTAAATTTAGCCAAAGAGGATTCGTTTACCTCAAACCCCAACCCGACTAAAAACTCTTTTATGACATCGCCACTCACTCTTTATTAGCCTCTCTATAGCGTCTTTCGTTTTCTTGCCTAACGTCTAAGCAGTCGTTCATTCTAGCTATATCTACTAAATCAATTGTACCGTTTATTAGGCTTTCGTATAGGCACATTCCCTCAACCACCGGGCGCATAAGCCAGTCCTCTTCTTCTGCCATCGTAAGCCAGGTTACAGGTCTTTTAGTCTCCGGCTCTCTAACGCGACCTATTTTGCTGGGAGAGCGGAAAAAAAACCCGATAGATTGTACATGAAGGCTCGACCGGCAAGCTGTAAAAGGATAGGAAGTTCTAGTTGAATCATAAGTAGGTTGTTCACCGATACCCTAGCCCAACCCATTCCCGGCTGTTCCATCTCTACGCAGCTTAATAAACCATGTAGAACGGATTCAGATTCAGCATCAGATAGCTTAGAAAGTCCCTCACAGACGGGGGCTAGAAACTTACCTACCATTTCTAACCTCTCCTGTTCGGACATTTTCTCTACGTCTTTTTTAGCAGAACCGCTTAGAGAGGGAATTACCTCTGCTAAAACCGGCCCAACTTTTCTGACTACGTGAAATTGTTTAAAGGCATCCATCTTGGAAAGCTTAAAGCTCTTTCCAGCTAAGGAGAACGTGTTGTCTGTCATAGACTTACAAACCTAGTACAGTATTTACGGAAATTCCATCAAAAACCCATTCCATCATCCCGGCTTCTTTAGCGTAGGTGACGGTGGCTTTCTTTTTAAAGGCACAAGATTGGGCTACCGAAATATCGCCCCGGGCCAAATCAGAAATAGTAATTGTGTTGATTCCCCAAAGCGCCGAACTTTGAGACTGGGCATCATACATAATTTGAAGCTGCCCGTTCGCAGGAGATGTTTTAAGAAGTCTAACGGTAATTGTGCAGGCATCGCTTGCGATTAAAGAGTGCTGGCCCTTACCATCCGCACCGATTGTCATTACGTTCTTATCTTCTACCATTTCAATGGTAATACCTTCTTCTGCGGCGGCAGCACCGGCAGCAAGGTTAAACGCCCCTCCAGGGCCGACAATAGTGCAGTTAACGTTTAAAAATGAGTATGTGGCCATTGATTCTCCTTAAAAGTTTTTACGGTTCTACGTTTACTAGAATATCGACAGACTGAATCGCTCCGGCCAGCTTAATAGCTACTTGTATTGGAGGACACATTCTAGCCGCCCTATCTGCTTGAGATTGAAGCGCTACCGATTGAGCGTAAATGTAGTAACCGGATTTTAAATATTGACCTGTTTGAAGTTGACCAAACGATGGGCCGTTCCATGTTCCGGGGGCTACAAGACCGTTATTTACTGCTTGTGCACAAATCTGTGCAATCGCATTTGATACTTGATTTACGCCCGCATCTGTTTGTGGAATTTTTCCAGATGTATAAAGCAAGTTATAAACGTTTGTTTGGATTGCGTTCTGCAACCAATCGCACCCGTGGATGGTGTCAAAGAATTGACCGCTAGACATGTTACCGTATTGAAGAATCATCGTATCATTTACGTACTCTACAAATACGTTACAGTTTTTATTCTTAAGAGTGAGTGCTTGTGTCTCTGTTAAGTCTTCTGCCGTAACCCCAGGTTCTTGTTTAAACATTAAAGTGATGGTGGAGTTTTGCTGTAAGAAGTTTACAGAGAACGCTCTTCCCATGAAGGAGGCAATCGCGTAAGGACTAGAGCTAGAGTACTGGCAGCACGATTGACTATAAGCCGCATCTTTCATCATGCTTGCCAAGTCGTTCGACACCAAAGAGCTCAATACGTTTGTATTTTGAATTGTTATCCCAAATACTCTACTTAAGCTTTGTGCTTCAATAAAATCACAGACGTCTAGGTTTTCATCGTCGGTAATTGTATCGGTAGCCGCAAACATTAACCCGTACCAGTTTGCAGACATATTAGCTAAAACTGCTGCACACTCTGCTGGTGTTTCTGCATCATAACCTGGAATTAAGGCTTGTGATGTATCTTCCGAAAGTTTTAATTGTTCAGAGATGTCCGTTCCACTTCCGGTGGCAGAAGCGTAACCAACGGCTGATGGTTCAGCGCCACCACTTAGCGTAGCGGTTACCGTTATAGCGGAACCTGTTTCTGCTAGCGTAAAAGAGTTTCCTGCAGTTCCTGCTAGAACCGCAGTTACTGTAATTACAGTAGAGTCTAAAGAGTAAGTCGCATCATCAATACTTGTATTTGCAGAAGCTGCTAAAAATGTTTGTAGGTTTGCAGCCGTTGCATACTTAGTAGCACCGACTAAGCATTGATTTCCGGTTGGGTTGGCATTTACAAAAGTAATTGCTACTCCGTTTACCGTGATGGTGTTTGCAGCAACACCCCCAGCAAGAGTTCCAGAACCAGAGACAGCTACGTTTGTAGCGCTCTCAGATAAAACATAGGAGTTACCGGCAGTGCCGAATGCACGCGCTGTAACCGTGGTTACAAGACTTATTGTGTTGTATACGCAAGCCGCTAGATTTACGTCTGCGGAATTTGCTAAGAAAGTTTGCAATGCTGCGGATGTGTCAGCGGTGCTTCCACCAATTTGCACTTGGTTTCCGGTTGGTGTACCGGATACAAAAGTAACTGTGGTTCCGTTAATATTTAAGGTGTCGCCGTTAGAAGGTTGTCCAGACAATGTAATTGTCCCAGACGCTTGAACCCCATAACTTGGGTTAGAATCAAAAGTGATTGTTCCTTCTGCGTGAGCCCCAGCGCCAGTGCTTCCACTGATAATAGTAAAATAAGAACCATTCCATTCGCAGGTAGCGGTGCTTCCCGCATTATCCAGCGCCGTAGTAATAACGGTCGCAACCCCGTTTAAATTTGTTTCACCGGTAAAGTCTAAGTTAGAAAGTGTGTAAGTAACTCCGTCTACATCAATTTCAAAAGAACCAGCGGAGATAGAAGTCCATGCGGAAAGTAATGCTTCCGCGGATGTTAAAATTCCACCAACGTTTTCCCCTGCGGATGCAGAGCTAAACCATCTTCCAATCATGAGCGTTCTTGGTTGTGGGTTTTGACTGTAGTAAAGCGCCGCTGCTTTGTACTCTGGGGCGTTTACTCCGAAGTCTTCTGCGACTGCTTCGATGGTTGTATAAGTTCTAAATCTCTCTACCCCGTTAATTACATCGGAGTCCCCGGCAATCATTAAAGTGCCAAAAGACCTTACGGAGGCACCCGTTGGGCTTAAGTTGATACTAACATTTACAAGATTATTTACAGATAAACCCATTTATTCCCCCTTAAGGTCAGTAGGACATCCTATACCGTAACAAGCCTTTATTTTAGCGGCGGCTTTCTTTTTGGCAATCTTATTGCTCGTCTTGTGTATCTTTACTTCGTTAATAAATTCTTGCAACGCACTCTTAACTTCCTCGGGAATGCCGGGAAAACGCTTAACTAGCCAAGCAAGCCCCAGTTTTAACGCGGTATTAAGAAAGAATGTTATTAACCAAGCTGGCACTTACGCCACCAGCTTTTGGAATTTTTCGATTAGTGCTTTTCCTCTTTTTACCATCTCAACGCCGTCAATTACCATGTCTGCGCATTCTTCGACTAATAATTCCCCGGCTTCGATTTTAGCTTCTAGGGCTTTATCGGAGAGGGATAGTTTAGACTTAAAAAGTTCGTCTAATTCTTTTCTTCCTTCTGGGGTTAGTGCGCGTAGTTGTTCTAAAAATAACTCTTTATTAAGAGAAGAAAGTGCCAA